CTGAACGCCGATGATGAGCCGGGCGCGGAAATCTACGGCGCCGCTGCCGACAGATCCCAGGCGAGCATCGTGTTCAACGTGGCAGCGTCCATGGTGGGCTACGACCGCGAACTGAAACGGCGCTGCCGGGTGATTCGCAGCACCAAGCGCATCATCCGTGAAGAGCAGAATTCGTTCTACCATGCTGTTTCATCCGATGTTGCCACCAAGCACGGGTACGACGCGCACGGGATTATTTTCGACGAGGTTCATACGCAGAGAGACCTGCGCCTCTGGGAGGCCCTGACGTTTGGGTCCGGGGCGGCTCGTCGTCAGCCTCTGATCTTTGCGATCACCACGGCGGGCATACCGGGCGAATCACCCGTCGCCGAGATGCTGCATTCTGATGCCGAGCAAATCCTGAACGGGACGCGGCCATGTCCGCCCGAGTTCTATCCGGTGGTGTACGCTGCTCCCCCGGAAGCGCGGTGGGATGATCCTGAGGTCTGGTATGCCTGCAATCCCGCGCTCGGGGATTTTCTTCCGCTTTCAAGCCTTCAGGAATCTTGCGAGCGCGCGAAGCGACGCCCCAGCGAGGAGAATTCTTTCCGGCGCCTGTGTCTGAACCAGTGGCTGAATCAAGAAACGCGATTCATCCAAATGGAGGACTGGGACGCTTGCGCCAGCGTGATAGAGCTCGAAAATCTGAAACGGTTGCCGTGTTATGGTGGCCTGGACCTGGCGGCCACTACGGATTTTACGGCGCTAGTTCTGGACTTCATGGACAGTGAGAACGGCGTCCATTACTGGTTTCCATTCCTCTGGATTCCTGAGGCGTTGGTAGAAAAGGAAGAGTGGCTGCGACCCTGGGTTAAAGCCGGGTATGTCCAGGCGACCACGGGAGCGGTAACTGATTATCGGGCCGTGCGAGCCAAAATCCATGAGATCGCTCAGGTGTGCTCGCTCGCAGAAATCGCCTATGACCCCTGGAACGCTTCACAAATCGCCGTGGAACTCGAGCACGACGGGTTCAAGATGGTCGCCATGAGGCAAGGATTCAACCTCATGTCATCGCCCACCAAAGAATTCGAGCGGCTAGTGGTCGCCAGACGGATTAGGCATTCTGGCCATCCTGTGTTACGGTGGATGGTGGATTGTCTGACCGTCAAGCAGGATCAGGCAGGTTATGTGCGGCCCGTGAAACCGCAACGGCTGAAATCGCGAAAACGGATTGATGCAGTAGTCGCCGGCATCATGGCGCTCGACCGCGCCACGCGCAACGGCGGCTATACCAGCGCTTACGAGGAGCGCGGGATTCTATTTGTATGAAAGCCGGCCGTCTGCGCTCGTGGTTCAACGCGGCTCGCGCGTTTCTATTGCGGCCCTCCGAGGATGATGATTTCTGGTACCGCGATCTGCCCCCTTGGGGCAGTAATACCTATGCCGGGCCGTGGGTCGATGAGCCGGCCGCAATGCAATCTGCAGTAGTTGCGTCCTGTGTACGGCTCATTGCCGGGACGATCGCGTCTCTTCCGCTGAATGTCTACGAGCGGCTGCCGAATGGCGGCAAGGCGCCCGCCAATGGCTTGAATGGAACCATGGAGCATCCGCTATTCGCCGTCCTGCATCGCCAGCCGAATCCGAGAATGACGAGCTTCGAGTGGAAGGAACGAGCGGCGCAGGACCTGGAGACTTACGGAAACCACTACTCACTCCAGCGCCTCGACACCAAGGGGAATGTCGCTGAACTGTGGCCGATCCGCTCCGATCGGCTGACGCCCGAATGGCAGGACAAGACCACGATTGATTCGCCCAAACTGTACCGCTACCGCAGCGAGGACGGGAATCAGCACGTGTTTTTCGAAGATGAGATTCTGCACATTCCAGGTCTCGGCTTCGACGGGCTCAAGGGCAAATCGCCGATTGAGATGGTCATGCAACACGTTGGTTATGATCTCTCATTGCAGCGCTTCGGCGCGAAGTTTCTATCTCAGGGGTTTGCCCCGCGATTCGTGATTCAGCACCCGGCTAAGTTCCTGAGCGACCAAGCGCGCAAGAACTTCAAGGCATCGTTGAAAGCGGAGGCCGCCGGCCTGCACATTCACGAAACGATGGTGCTCGAGGAGGGCATGACGGTAAAGGAAATCGGCATCCCCCCGGAGCACGCGCAATTTTTGGAGACGCGGAAGTTCTCGCGATCCGAGATCGCCGGCTTTTTCGGGGTGCCGCCGCACTTCATCGGCGATGTTGAAAAGTCCACTTCCTGGGGAACCGGGATTGAGCAGCAGCAGATCGGATGGGTTCAGACCGGGATACTCCCGCGAATCCGGCGAATGGAAGAACGGCTGAACGTTTCCCTGTTCGGGCCCAGGGAGTCGCAAAAATTCTTTGCGGAGTTCAATTTATCTGGTATGCTACGGGGTGATGCTAAAAGCCGGGCGAACTTTTACCGGGAACTTTCCCTGCTCGGGGCGATCAGTCCAAACGAGATTCGGGCGCTTGAAAACATGAACCCTGTCGAAGGCGGCGACGTATACCAGCGGCCACTGAACACCGCTTTCGTCGATGCTTCAGGGAAACTCATTCAGGGGCTGGCGGCGGCTCCTGATGCCGAAGCAGCCGCCCTGCTTGCCGTTCGAGCTATCCGATATCAGCCGCGACAACTACCAGGGCTCGAGGAAGATGGTGCGTAAGAAAACAAAACCGCCTGACGGTCCCCTGGTGCAATGGCTCTCGGCGCCGTTCACGCCCGATACGCTCAACCCCGATAACCGCACTGTCGAGGTGGTGGTCTATTCAGGGGCCAAAATCACTCAGAACGGTTGGGAGGGTCGGACCCTGTGGACGTTGTCAACCGACCCCAAGGCCGTGCGGCTTCAACGCTTGAACGATGGTGCGCCGCTTCTGAATGCGCACGATAACCACAACATCCAAAACGTTCTGGGAGTGGTCGATAAGGCGTGGCTGGACAACGGTAGTGCGAAAGCAACTATCCGGTTCTCGAAGCGCATCGATGTTGAGCCAGTCTGGCAGGATGTCCAGAATGGGATCATCCGCAATATCTCGATGGGTCTCTGGATTCATCAGTCCCAGGATATCACGCCAGCGGGGGCATCTACCCGCGAATTCCTGGCGGCAGATTGGGAACCGTTTGAGGTATCGCTCGTGCCCGTAGGCGCTGATCCGGGGGCCGTGGTCTTGTCCGCTGAAACGGAGCCGGCACAGCGGTCTTCCGTTGTATTTTCACCGGAGGCGCTTGCTTTTCGCAGGCGCCTCAACGATAATTACCGGAGGATGCTCTCCGATAGGAGTGGATCATGAACCTGAAAGAACTCAAGCAGAAGCTCGCCGCGCTGGTGGAACAGGAAGCCTTGTATCTCCAGAGCGTCGCCGACGGACGCGAGATCATCGAAGACGAGCGGCGCATGGACGGCGTGCGCAGCGAGGAGATGGTCAAGCTGCGCGCCGAAATCACTGACCGCGAGTCGATCCAGGAGCGGTTGCGCGGTCATCTGGAAACGCGGCCCAAGACCGAGCCACTCAAACCGGCAGAGGAGCGCCGTTTCGGGTTCTTGGGTGAACAATTGAGCTCCGTAGCAACGGCATTCCGGCTCGGACTACGCGAAATCGATCCGCGATTGATGCAATTGGCTCCCTCTGGGGCCTCCGAGGGCGTGCCTTCTGATGGCGGCTTCCTGGTGCAGAAAGATTTCTCGCAGCGGGTACTGGCTCGCACCTACGAGGTCGGGCAGATCCTTCAGCGCTGTGCGAATGTGGAGATCAGCGGGCCATCGAACGGGACCAAGATCCCCTACATCGACGAGAGCAGCCGTGTCAATGGTTCCCGATGGGGCGGCATCGAGGTCAGCTTCATCAACGAGGGCGGTACGGCCACGGCCACGAAAATTAAGTTCGGCCGGATCGAGATTGAGCTCGAAAAAATGATGGGGAAAGCCATCGTCACCGAGGAACTGCTGGTGGACGCCCGGCAGCTCGAATCCATCTACATGGCCACCTTCCCGCTGGAAATGGCCTTCGTGGCCGAAGACCGCATCATCAATGGCAACGGGGCGGGTAACCCCCTGGGCATCCTCAAGAGCGATTCCCTGGTTTCGGTAGCCAAAGAAGCCGCGCAGGCCGCCGCTACCGTCAAGCCCGAAAACATCGTGAAGATGCGCGCGCGCCTGTGGGCGCGCTCCAGGCCAAACTCAGTCTGGCTCATCAATCAGGATATTGAGCCGCAGCTCCACCTGATGCAGCTCGGGGCGGCGGGCCCGGTGGTCTATATGCCCGCCGGCGGGCTGAGTGGATCGCCGTTCGACCTGCTCTATGGGCGGCCCGTAATCCCGGTGGAGTATTGCGCCACGCTCGGCACGCAAGGCGACATCATCCTGGCCGATCTCTCGCAGTACATCACCATCACCAAGGGCGGGATGCGCGCCGACTCCTCGATGCACGTCAAGTTCGAGACCGACGAGATGATGTTCCGCTTCATCTGGCGGTTCAACGGCCAGCCGGCTTGGAAAAAGCCACTGACCCCGCTCAAGGGCACCGCGACGCAGTCCCCGTTCGTCACCCTGGACACCAGGGCATAAAGGGAGCAAAGGAGCAAAAACCATGAAGGGTCTAACTATCGCGGAAGGCGCGCACGTCATCAACGCTCTGCCGCCTATCGACATTACCAGCGGGAGGTTCAGCGACGTGTGGTCGATGGAGAACTATGCGCACGCGACGATCATCGTTCAAGTGGGCGTCAGTGCGGCGGCGTTCACCAAGATCATCGTCAATGCCTGCGACGACTTTGTTCCCACAACCCGAACGGCCCTCGCGTATGCGATGTATGCCGAGGAGACCGCCGCTGGCGATACTCTCGGAGCGCGCACCGCCGTCGCTGCTGCCGGGCACACGCCATCCGCTGCCGACACCATCATGTATGTTATCGAGATCGACGCGGCGGAGTTGCCTGCCGGGTCGCCCAATCTCGAAGTCAGCCTGACGAATGGCGTGAACAGCGTGATTGCGAGCGTTGTTGCCATTCTGACTGGCCCACGCTATGCCGGCGATCAGAGCGCCACTGCCATTGCCTAAGTGGAGGGCCGGTGCGCTACGCTTTGGCCCCGATTGTCGCCGCTGAGGATTTCCCTGTTACCCTTGCGGAAGTCAAAAGCTATTTGCGCCTGGAGGAAGCGCAAGGCGACGAGAACGCCATCCTGGAAGCGTTCGTTAAAAGTGCGCAAAGCTACCTTGACGGTCCAAACGGGGTGATGGGTCACGCGCTGACTACGCAGACCTGGGATTTCATTCTGGACGCTTTTCCCTGGGATGATTACATCCCGTTGCCCCTGCCTCCGCTACAATCAGTAGCTTCAATCAAATACGTCGATACAGACGGCGTGGAAACGACGCTGGCCGCAAGTGAATATTCAGTAGACACGGAGAGCAAGCCAGGCCGGGTCATTCTCAAGCACGGAAAATCCTGGCCGACCGTGTCGCTGAATCCGATGAACCCAATCAAGGTGCGGTTCGTTGCGGGATACAACGCGGCGCTTGCCGAGAAGCGTATGCCGGGAACCCTGAAGGCCGCATTTTTCCTGCTCGTAGCGCACTCCTACGAAAACCGCGCGGTTGTCACGGTAGAGACGGCGGGGCAGGCGCGCGAGATTCCCTTCGCGATCACCAGCCTGTTGTGGCCGCTGCGGTTTTTTTTTATTTGGGACGGCCAATGACGCCGCTTGGATCGATGCGGCACCGCGTAAAGCTTCAAAGCGCGACGCTGGCCACAGATGCCGCCGGGGGCAGCGTGCCAGCCTGGTCGGATGTCGCCACGGTGTGGGCGGCCATCGCGCCAATCTCCGGGCAGGAGATGTTTACCGCTCAGCAGTTCTCCGCGAAGGTCTCGCACTGGATCAGGATTCCGTATCGCACCGGCGTTACGCCTCTGATGCGCCTGTTGTATGGGACACGCGCATTCAACATTCAATCGGTGGTCAATGAGGACGAGCGAAAACACAGGCTGAAACTGCTGTGCGAAGAGCGCGCCCGCGAACAATGAGATGCCGCACATAGAGGAGGCTCTGGTAACCGTGCTCAAAGCCCACGCCGGTCTTGCCGCGCTGGTTGGAACTCGGATATTTGCGCGCGATGACCTGCCCCAGAATGTGGCCTATCCCGCCATAAGCCTGTCGCGTATCTCGACAGTTGCTGAGCACCTGATGGGCGCGGACGCGAAAATCGACAGGGCGCTGATGCAGGTGGACGTCTTGGACAGCTTCAGCGCCGGCCGCCTGCGAACATTGGACACGGCGAAGCAGGTGCGGGCGGCGTTGCGCGACATTTCCGGCACCCAGGGCGGGGTGCTCCTGGAACGGATTTTCCTTGAGGGCGAAATGGATTTACCATCAGAGCCGGAGATCAATACGCGCCGCAGAACGCTAGAGTTCGAGGTTATCTACCATGAGTAACCCGGACCTGGCGCGCCTTGCCTATCAGCAGTTGGTCGCAGCGGTGGAGCTGCTCGGGGTTGCGCTTGCGCTCGATGCACCGAGCGAGGATTGTCCACATGCCCGAACCGAAGTTGCGCCTGGCGCAACGATGGGCAATTACCAGAGGCGTTGTTTGGACTGCGGTAAGGTGCTAGACTTGGATTCGGCCCATGGCTAACTACGTCCTGACAAAACCCAAAGTTTACCTGCATGGGTACGACCTCTCTGCGCTTCTCCGGTCAATCGGTGGTCTGGTGCTGACGCCTGCGCCGGTGGATAACACCACCTTCGGAGTGGGCACGCGAACCCACACCGCAGGTCTTAGCGGAGTCGAGTTCACGGCGGACGGCTTTTCAGACTTCGCCGCCGATAAATCAGATACGGCGCTCACCGCCTCTTTCGCCGTGGCCGGCCGCGTTATCACGGTCGGTCCTGAAACCGGCGCTGCTGGTGAAATCAGTTATGCGTTTCAGGCGCTCCAGGGCACCTACCAGCCTTTCGGCGGCTCGGTCGGCGACATGGCGGCGTTTGTGCTTTCGGCTGGCGCATCCGGGGATTGGGTGCGCGGGACAATGCTCGAAAACGGTTCGTTCTCTGCGACCACCAACGGGACGGCGCGCAGCCTAGGAGCGGCTTCAGCGACCCAAAAGATTTACGCCGCGCTCCAGATTCTCTCTGGCACCGGCACGGTAGGCGTGAGGATCGAAAGCGATGATGGGGCCGGTTTCGCCTCGCCCACAACTCGGATCACGTTCACCAGCGCGAGCGGGCGCGCCGCCGAATGGCTGTCGCTCGCCGGGCCGGTTACGGATACCTTCTGGCGGGCAGTTATCACCATCACCGCCGGCGGGCCGTTTACGATCGCAGTCATGATGGGAATTCGATGAGGTGATACAATGGCAAACTTTGTGCTGACGAATGCCTACCTGTCGGTCAACGCCGTCGATTTGTCCGCGAAGATCATATCGATTTCCGTTCCGCAGGAGACCGCTATGGTGCCGAATGCCACCATGGGTGTGACGACACAGGCCTCTCTCCCTGGCCTACTGCACTGGACCATTGAGGCCGAATTGGCCCAGGACTTCGCCGCCGGGCAGACGGATGCCACCATAAGTCCCTTGTGGGGAGCGGCGGCGTTCACTATCGAAACGCGGCCCGTCAATGCGGCCGTCTCAGCCACGAATCCCAAATGGTCAGGCAGCGCGGTGGTGGCATCGTATACGCCCATTGCCGGCGCGGTGGGAGATCGCGCGGTTGCCCGCGTGACATTTGAATCGGCCGGCGCGTTGACGCGCGCTGTCGCCTGATGGAGGGAAAATGCAATCGAGCAGCAGTAATGGAACGCGCCGGAGCGCAATTCTCGCCGCTCCCGATCTCAGGGAACTGGTCATTGAAATTCCCGAGTGGAACGTCACCGTGCTGGCTCGCGGGTTCACCGGCAGGCAGCGGGCGCAATTCGCCGGCGCGCACCGTGGCGACACGCCCGATTTCCAGAGCATCTATACCGATATCCTGGTGGCTGGCCTGCACGATCCAGAAACCAAGGAGCCGCTTTTCACCGCCGATGATCGCGAAGCCTTGATGGGCAAATCCGGCGAAGTGCTCGAACGTCTGGCAACAACGATCCTCGGCCTCTCGGGTTTGTCGAGTACGGCTTTGCCGGAGGCGCAAAAAAACTTCTGATTGGCGAGCGCCGGCTATACTTCGAGCTCGCCTGGCAGATGGGATGCACGGTAGACGAATTGCTCGACCGGATCAGCTCGGCAGAATTGACGGAGTGGGCGGCCCTGTTGCGCCTGCGGCATCAAGAGCAGGAGCTTGCCGTGGAGCGCGCCCGTGTTAAGCGCTAAGTGGGATGGCGCGCAAGATGCAGTCGAGCGATTGCGCAGCGTCGCGACACTTTCAGCAACACATAACCAGGTTGACGCGTTTCTAGGAGAAGCGCGGTTCATTCGGGATGCGGTGCGCTTGCGCGCACCTGTGCGGACGGGGTTTCTCCGGTCCCAGGTCAGCTATGGACCGATGCGCGGGCCGAAATTCTTTGCATTCGTAAACGTATTTTCGAGAGCGCACTACGCGCGCATGGTCGAGTACGGGACCGTCCACATGAAGGCGCGGCCTTTCTTTCGGCCTGTTGCTTTCAAGTACAAGCGACAACTCCCGGCGCTGACTGCTAAAAAACTTGGCGTCATTGTTCGCCGACTTGCGCGCCGCCGCAAGCAGGCAGGCTGATTATGGCGATCAGTGTTGGCGACCTGGTTCTGCGGCTCGGAGCGAACGTCTCCGATTTCAACCAAGGACTAGGCAGCGCCCAGGCGCGCCTTACCGCTTTTACCAGCCTCTCTAGTGGGCCGGTGGCGCTCGGAGTGGCCGCCGTGGGCGCGGCAATGGTCGGCGTGGGCAAGGCGGCGATTGGAGTTGCCGCCGATATGGAGCAGGCGCGCATCGGGTTCGCGACGATGCTCGGGTCTGCCGAACGCGCCGGTGCATTTCTGAAAGACCTACAGCAATTCGCAGCGCGGACCCCGTTTGAGTTTCCTGATTTACTTCTCGCTAGTCGCCGGCTGATGGCCATGGGCTTTGCAGCCAAAGATGTCATTCCGATCATGACCAAAGTAGGCGATGCCGTCGCAGCCATGGGCGGCGGAAAAGAAACAATTGATCGCGTCACCTTGGCACTTTCACAGATGCAGGCCAAGGGCAAAGTTTCCGCGCAAGAGATGAACCAACTCGCGGAAGCGGGAATCAATGCTTGGCAGATGCTCGCCGACAAAGCGGGCGTGAGCATTGCCGAGATTCAGAAACGTGCCGAGAGAGGCGCAGTCGAGGGAGGAGCGGCGGTCAGGACAATTCTGGAGGCCATGGGCGAGCGGTTTGCTGGCGCCATGCAAAAACAGAGCGAGACGCTTCTGGGGCGCTGGTCAACCGTCAAGGATCAAATGCGCGTGGTCCTGAATAGCATCGGCGAGATGTTGATGCCCCTGGCCAAGCGGATAGTGGAGTTCGTCTCCTCAGCACTGAGTTTGTTTGAAAAGCTCAGCGGCGGACGTCTCGAAACGTTCGAACGTCTCGGCCCGATGATTGATGACCTGCGCAAGGCCGGCTCCGATTGGCGGCGGGAAATGTCGGACATAGATGCCGAGCTTGACAATCTCGGCATGAGCTTCACGGAATGGGCCGAAAGCGTCGAGAAGGCGCATCGAGAAATCCAAACCGCCGGTACTTTGGCAAAGCAGTTCACAATTCACATTGAAAATGGCAAGTTGGCCATTCAGGGCAACATTGCAGCCTACGAGGAATGGCGGAAGCGATCCAATAATCTTTCAGCAGGACTTCTTACTGTCGACGAGAGCGTGAAGCGGCTTAGCAAGAGCACAACTCAACACGCGCTCGGACTCAGGGAAACATCCGATGCTTTTAAGCTGCACGCGGATACCGCGATCGTTGCGCAAGAAATCCAGAACAAGTACAATCTGGCAGTTCAGAGACTCGGCGTCGAAATGGTGAATGCGAAGATTGCGGTTGAGCAAGCGTCTGACGCCAATTCGTTTTTGATGCGGGTCATCCGCAACACCAATGTTGCAGCCTTGCAGCAAGAGGCCGTACTCGCGGACGTGGTTGAACGACTGCGAGAATTGAATCTACAAGTACAATTGGGAGTCATCAATGTCCAGATACAGCGAGACGTGAACACCAGCCTGGGCGAATATCTCGATAAGCTCGAAGATGGTGAAAAGCTTCAGCGCAAGTACGATGCCGCAGGCCGCGCGATTGTCAAGACGCAGGAATCCTGGTCTGCGGTAATGAGGCGGCAAGTCTCAATGGTGATGACTGACTTCAGCCGCTCGCTGACCGATATCATATTCAAGGGCGGCAAGTTCAAAGACGTGATGGTGGATGCTGTCGAAAACCTGGGTAAGGCGTTGGTCCGACTGGCCATCGAGAAACAACTGCTGCGCATCGCCGAGGTGCTCTCCAGCATCTTAAAGGATGTGCCGTTGCTTGGCCGGGCGCTCGGGGCGATATTCGGCGCTGGATCAGCGGGAGCAACAGCGGCAACTACTGCCGCAGGTGCAGCGGGTTCCGCCGCGAGCGCTGCTGGCGGAGCGGCCGGAGCGGCCAGCGGTGCTGCGAGCGGCGTCATGGGCATTGTCGGGGCGGTTGCAGGAGTAGCCACTGCGGTGAGCAGCGTGATCGGCAACTTTCAGATGGCGGGAATGAACAAGAGCCTCGATTTGATCGAGCGGTATACGCGCTTTGCCGAAATTCACCTGGAGCAAATCCTACATCTCCACAACGAGTATCTGCCGTGGATTCGCTCGCTAGCCGATGTGCTCTGGGGACCGCACCTGAAGTTACTGGGCGATATCAACGATGCACTGCGCATAGACCTGCCATCGCGGATTGGCGGCGCGGCCGGAGCAGGGAGCGGAGCGATCACGATTCAGATTAGCGGGAACACATTTCATGGCGCGGCGACCGCGAGCATGGTGGATGATCTGATGAAGATGATCGCGGAGCGGCTGCGCACGCGCGGAGTAACCAGGCTCGGCTGATGCCCATCACCGTAAAGATCAACGCAATAGACCGAACGTCCACCGTCCTTGTCGAGACGCTGACCATAAGCGGGGATTTGAACAATCGCACCGTGCTCGATTTCCAGGTGCAGGATGCAGCAGCAGCCTATCGTCCTGCCGCCGGCCAGGTTGTGCTGGTCGAAGAAGGCGCGACGAAACACTTTGCTGGCACGATTGAAGAAGTCCGCGAGACCCGTACCACGCCGGGAACAAGCCCACAAACTGGCACGGGAGCCTTGGGATTCAGTATTACGGCGGTTGATTACAATCAAATGCCGTCCCGATTCCGCACGGTCCTAGAGGTCTATCTCGGGCAGACCGCCGGTTTTATCGTCGGCGATTTGCGAACCAAGTACCTCGCGGCCGATGGCATCACGGCGGCGGACATTCAGGCGGGCGCGACGATTGACAAACTGGTCCTCGACGAAAGCAAGAGCATCGCCGATGCGTTTGACGATGTTGCACTGGCTAGCGGGTATGCTTGGTACATAGATGAGGACAAGGGCCTGCACTTCGTTCCGCGCACGGCCTATGTCGCTCCGTTTTCGCTCGGCGATGCGACGAACAACTTCAGGGACTTTTCTCTGTCGTACAGTCGTAACCAGTACCGCAACAAGGTGCGACTCCGCGTCAATCAGGCCATCGTTGCGCAGAGTGAGCAAAGTTTCGTTGGCAATGGTGCGCAGAAAACTTTCGTGCTTGCTAAGCGCGTTGCAGACACTCCAACCGCGCGCGTCAATGGGACTGACAAGACCGTAGGCATCAACAGTATCGATACGGGAAAAGATTGGTACTGGGCCTATGCTGAAAAGGATATCGTTCAGGACGCGGGCGCGGCGGCTCTGACGGCTTCCGACAGCCTGCAAATCACCTACCGGGCGATGGGAGATGATATCGTGGCGGTGCTCGATGCGGCGGAAATCGCGGCGCGGGCAGCGGTGGAGGGCGGCTCGGGGATCTACGAATGGTACGAGGAGGCGCCGGACATCGTGGATTTGCAGGCCGCGAACGAGCTAGCGAATTCCCTGCTTCGGCGATACAAGTCCATCGTCAAGATCGCGCGCTTCGAGACCGATACGGGAGGGCTGCATACCGGGCAAGTCATCACCATCAACCTGACGCGGCACGCCGTGAACGAAAGTTTCCTGATTAGCAGCCTGCGGGCAATGCACATTCCGAAAGCAACCGGCGATCTATTGCGCTACGAGATCGAGGGCTTTACGGGCGAGAGTCGAGATGGCGTTATCGAGTTCTGGTCCGGCTCGCCGCGCAGCCCGGTTGCTTTCACTCCGCCGCCATCGGTGAGCGTGCCGGAACCTGCCGCGCCCGGCAGTGTCACCGGCTTGACGGTCACCGTCGATGGATACACCGATCCCGGTGATGACGGCAGCGTCGGCGTCCGGCTGAAGATCGCCTACACGAATCCGAGTCCGATTGGAGCATTCTTCGGAATCCATGTGTATCTTGATGCGCCGGACAGATCGAGCGGGATAGCGGTCGGGAGCATGACGGCGGCGAATCCGGCCGTTGGTCTGTTTTCGCCGGTTGATCTGGATCGCAAGCCACGCGCTGAAAATCCGGCATTCGTGGTCCATCGCGCGCCGCAGGAGACGGAAACATGGCGCGTGTATGCGCCATCCTACGGGGAGGATAGCGAGAATGCCTTGATCAAGTTCGGCGATCCAGGGGCATCGCCCAGTGCGACCGTAGTGGTTGCGCCGCCCGGCCAGGTCTCCGGCCAGGAATATGCAGCGCTGGTGACGGGCCTGACTGCTGTTGTGAGTTACGGCCCGAGCCGGGCACGTTCCGGCAACCGGCTTTTCCGCGTGACGGTCACCTGGATCAACCCGGCGCTCCCGCCGCGCTCGCGCCAGACCAGCACCTTCGGCGGCGTGCATGTATATTTACAGGAGGGTACAGAAGCTATCGCCGATTGGGAACTGCTGGCCAGTCCGGGCAAAACGGAAATTACATATACAACGCCGTGGATGCAGCTTCCCGTTGCCGATACCGAGTATTCCGTCTGGTTGGTCAGCTATGACAGTCGGATTCGCCCCAACGCGATACGCACGGGAGTAACC